AAAACAGTGTATATGTGGTATGTGCCTTATAAAAAGAAAGAAGATCAATCTTTAGATTTACCAAGTTTGGAACAGGAAGCACCATTTTGAGAAATATAATCTTTGGTCCTCCAGGAACAGGTAAAACAACTTATCTATTACAATTAGTAGAAAAAGAATTAAAGAATGGAGTAGCACCTAACAAGATTGGTTACTTTGCATTTACAAAAAAAGCAGCAGAGGAAGCTCTTAGTAGAGCTGCTAATACTTTTAACTACGACACAAAAGACTTTAGACACTTTAGAACACTTCACAGTTTGGCATATAGAGAACTAGGTTTGAGAGAAGAAGATGTTATGAATGATGATGACTATTCTTTTTTGTCAAATAAATTACAGATAAAATTAAGCAATCCTAATAAAAAAGTAGAAAAATATGGAGCAGGCCTACCTGATGATGTCTTTACAAGAATAATAGATCTGTCAAAAATTAACGGTATTCCGGCAAAGCAACAGTTTGATAATCCCACGACGGGGCATTTACCAGGTGGTTGGTTAAAATTAGATTATATAGAAAGAGGTCTATATGAGTATAAGTTTGGTGGTATCTTTCCAAGAAAGAAATATGACTACACTGATATGCTTATTCAGTTTAATAAAAGAGATGTAGACTTGATGCCTGAGTTTGATGTTGTTATTATAGATGAAGCACAAGACTTAAGTTGGTTACAGTGGCAAATGGTAGACAGAATAGCACAAAGAACAAAGAGAGTTTATATTGCAGGAGACGATGACCAAGCCATATTTAAGTGGGCAGGTGCTAGACCTGAGTTTTTAATTAACATGAAGGGCGAAAGAAAGATATTAGATAAGTCTTATCGACTACCTTTAAAAATTCAAAAGAAAGCAACTGATCTTATTTCTAGAGTAAAAGAACGTGTAGATAAGCAATGGTCAGCTAGAGAAGAAGAAGGAGAGATTAATTATTACCCTACAGAGCAGTTGAATAAGTTGACAGAGGGTGATTGGTTGGTTCTTGCTCGTAATAAATATACTCTTGATAAGTTAGAAGAAAATTTAAAATTAAATGGTTATTACTACTCCAGGAATAATACTACTTCTGTAGATAGCAGAGTATTAAAAGGTATTAAATCTTGGGAGAGTATTCGTAAAGGTGAAAAGATTACCTATAAAGAAGTAAAACAATTTTATTATTTTTTACATGTAGATAAGTCAGTAGAGAAAGGTCATAAGACACTGCAAAAAGCAGACAGAGAAGCGTTGTATGACTACGAAACACTGACCACGAATCACGGATTAAAAGTTGATAGTAACTTACCTTGGTTTGAAGCATTAGACAGCATTCCGCGCATTAAGTCCTCCTATATTCGCGCGGTACTCCGTCGTGGACAGAATCTGGATTACTCTCCGAAGATTAAACTGTCCACGATACACGGAGCCAAAGGTGGAGAGGCAGACAACGTTATGTTGTTGACTGATTTATCTCGTAGAACAGATGAGTCTTATTGGAAAGATAAAGACGAAGAAAGAAGAGTCTTTTATGTTGGTATGACAAGAGCAAAGAAAAGTCTCAACATAGTTAGATCTAAAACAAACAGAGAGTTTTCGGAGGCATTTTAATGAAAGACGTATTACTAAAACAGTTAGAAGTAACAGATAAAAAAATGACTATTTTGTTATCTCTATCTTTTACATTAACAAAAGAAGAAATCTTAGACCGTTTAAAAATTTTAAAGATAGAACTAAGGACACTTAAACAAGATATACAAAACATAAAGGAGTCAAACGATGTCAGTGAGTGATAATATATTAAAGATAGCAAAAGAACTTATACAAGGTGATAGAGCTAGTGATTATGGTAACAAAATTACAACTCACACAAACATAGCTAATCTATGGAGTGAATACTTAGGGCACCCTGTTTCAGCACATGATGTAGCTATTTGTATGATATTACTTAAGATAGCTAGATTGAAGACAAAACATAAAGAAGATTCTTATATAGATATTGCAGGATATGCAGCTATTGCAGCAGAGATTGAAATAGATGATAGAGTGTCAAAAATAAATAAAGAAAATAAATGACACAGATACCTTTATTTCAACCGCCAAGTGAATGGCTACCTCCAGAAAATATTCCGGATTTATCTGATGCAAAAGAAATTGCAATTGACTTAGAAACAAATGATCCAGGTATTAAAAGTATGGGGCCAGGTTGGGCGATTGGTAATGGTTACATTGCAGGTATTGCTATTGCTGTAGAAGGTTGGAAAGGTTACTTCCCTATACGTCATGAAGGTGGTGGTAATTTTGATGAGAACATCATTAAAAGACAGGTAAAAAAGATATTAGACTTGCCTTGTGATAAAGTTTTTCACAATGCTATGTATGACGTAGGTTGGTTACGTTGGTGGGGATTAGAAGTCAAAGGAAGAATTATAGATACTTTAATTGCTGCACCTTTAATTAATGAAAATAGATTTAGATATTCTTTAAATGAATTAGGAAAAGAATACTTACAAGATTCAAAGTCAGAAGGTTTATTGTATGAAGCGGCAAAGGAATGGGGTGTCGATGCTAAAGGTGAAATGTATAAGTTGCCGCCTATGTATGTCGGTCCTTACGCAGAACAAGATGCCGATCTGACTTTGAAACTATGGCAATACTTCAAAACAGAAATTATTAAACAAGAATTGACAAGTGTCTTTAATTTAGAAACAGAGTTGTTTCCTTGTTTGTTAGATATGAAATGGAAAGGTGTTTGTGTTAATCTTGAGAAGGCTGATTCTATCAAAAGAAGTTTAGAGAAAAGAGAGAAAACATTTCTGTCTCGCATTAAACAGGACAGCGGATTTGAGGTAGATATATGGGCAGCAAAAAGTATCGCTAAAGCTTTTGATAAACTCAACATACCTTATGAAAGAACAGAAAAGTCTGGTCAACCTAAGTTTGATAAAAACTTTTTAGTAACACATAGGAATCCTTTTGCACGTATTGTAGCTAATGCGAGAGAGATTAACAAAGCGAGAACAACTTTTATAGATACAATCTTAAAGCATTCTTACAAAGGTAAGATTCATGCAGAGATACATCAAATGAGAAGTGATGAAGGTGGTACAGTCACGGGTAGATTTAGTTATAGTAACCCGAACCTTCAACAAATTCCTGCACGAAACAAGGAACTCGGACCAATGATTAGATCTATTTTTGTTCCTGAGAAAGACTGTACGTGGGGTTGTTTTGATTATTCACAACAAGAACCAAGAGTGTTAGTGCATTTTGCAGCTTTGACACAAGGTGGTTTAAAAGGTGCTGATAAAGTTATTGAGTCTTACAAAACAGAGGACCCTGACTTTCATCAAGCAGTTGCAGACATGGCAGGGATTGATCGATCCTCTGCTAAAACAATTAATTTAGGTATGATGTACGGAATGGGTAAAGGTAAACTTGCTAGTCAGTTGGGTTTAAATCCAGATGAAGCAGAAGATTTGTTTGCTAAGTTTCATGGTAACGTTCCTTTCGTAAAACAACTTATGCAAGAAGCTACGAAGAAAGCGGACAGTGTAGGATATCTTAGAACTTTATTAGGTAGAAAATGTCGTTTTGATTTATGGGAACCGAGAGCATTTGGTATACATAAGTCACTATCTTTAGCAGACGCTGAGAGAGAATATGGAAAAGACCTTAAAAGAGCATGGACTTATAAAGCTTTAAATAGGTTGATTCAAGGGTCTTCTGCGGACATGACAAAAAAAGCTATGGTTGATTTATATAAAGAAGGTATAGTATCACATATACAAGTTCACGATGAATTGAATGTATCAATTGAAAGTGAAGAGCAAGCCATCAAGATTAGGAAAATGATGGAAGAAACGGTTGAACTTAAAGTACCACTGAAAGTGGATATGGAGATAGGTCCGTCATGGGGAGAGATCCAAAGCAAGTAATCGGAGACATAAGCGAATTTAAAGCTGTCATAAAGTTTTTGAAAGAAGGCTATATGGTATTTAAAAATATGTCAGCCATAGGTCCAATTGATTTAGTTTTAGTAAATCAAGAGACAGGGGAAGTAAGATTTATTGATGTCAAGACTATCAGTTATCGTAAGGTAGGGACAAAGATTAATAGAACAACGACCACGGAACAGAACAAACTTAAAGTTGAACTAATTTATATTGATAAGGAGGACTAATGCTTAAATTTTTTATGATAGGATTTTTATGTATTCAAGGTTCTTTGAATGTAGAAGATCAATGTGTAAGAATGGCCTCAGAAATAGTTTACTACAACTATGATACTTGTTTTCAACAGATACAAATCTATAAAGAAGAGTTTTCAGATCTAAATAAAGATACGAAAACCGCCGTAGAATTTACTTGTGTGTCTTCCTACCTTATAGAGGATATTTTAACCGGAGAAAGAGCTTAAATTAGTCCTTGATTTTCCCATACTATTCCTATATATATGGGCTTATATGAAAATACATACTATATGTAGTAGAAGGGAAGAAAATGACAGATATTACAAAATATAAATCTGTGGCCGTCAAGAAAGAAGCCTACGAACTAGCAAACGAAGTTAAAGCAAAAGTGCCTGAATTAAAGCATTTATCCATGGGTGGTCTAATACTATTTTTAGTAGATAGATTTGAACAAGATGTTAACAACGGACGTTACAAACAAAATAGTTAGTGCAGTTATACGCTTCAAAAAAGATGACCGTAAACACGTCCGCGTTTCCTATTTGGAAGGTGAAGACAAAATCTTTCTTGCGGAAGAGTGGGACATGATTGTAACCGAAGGAAGAAAACTTTGGATACAACATGCAGATGAGATTACAGAACTACGAAGGGATTTAAGTAGATTAGATGACTGAAGAAAAAAAGAAAAGTGACGACAAATTAAGTTATGAAATTTATCAACCATTTGGACCTAGTATACTAAAAACGAAACTCCCTGCTTTTTACGTAGAAAATATAAATAAAGAATCTGATAGGATTTTAAATAGTGAAGACTTATCCAAAGAGTATGACTACAGTCAAAATCTAGCAGGTAACGTTAAAAAAGAGATAAAGATTTCAGAAGATAAGATTCCGGGACTCAAGCAATTTTATGTAGCTTTAGCTCAAGAGTATGTCAATAAAATTGTACCTGGTGCAGTTCCATCAGGGACTTCATTATCTCTTACAAGTTGGGTTGTTAGTCAATATCAAGGAGACTTTAATCCTATTCACATTCATGACTCTAATCTTTCAGGTGTAGCTTTTTTAAAAGTTCCCGATAAGTTAGAAGAAGAATACGCTCAAGAAGATCATCATGCCACCGTCGGATGTTTAGAGTTCTTAGGATCTCTTCCTCATACTTTCTCAAGGCATAGTTATTTAGTAAAACCGGAAGTAGGAGATTTTTATTTGTTTCCTAGTTGGTTAGCTCATCAAGTCTACCCATTTAGAAGTGAAGGAGAAAGA